TGGTAATTTATTAAACACATCTTACACAACTCAAGATGGAGGTACATCAACTATAGGTACCGAACTTCAAGATTTAGTTTTTGATGTTATAACAGATACAACACCTTTTGTTGCTGAAGACCACACAATTTATTATTTTGGTTCAATTGAGGATAATGACTATGCAACTTTAGACACAATATTTACCGCATCTACTAACGTATATGGTGTCCCTAGTGTTGGATTTAGTGCAAACACTTTATGTTCAGGATTTAACGATCCTTGGTACTATTCTCAATTCGAGCACGAACCAACAGGATTTGGTTATACAGGATTTTCATTTTTCTCAATAGTACAAAACTTACAGAATCTATATCCTGTACCGACCTCAACTCCAATTGCATCGGTTACACCGACACCAACACCGTCACCTCAAAACCCATGTATCACACCTTCGGCTCACGTTAACCCAACACCAACACCATCACCTGTTGTAACTAAATGTTATTCAGGAGAATTACATATTAAATTATATTATTATACTGGTACATCTTATACTCAATATGATGATATTGTTGTTGGAACATTAAGATCAAGAGGTGTGTCTTATTACACAAGTGCTGAAAACCCAACATTTGAGGTTACAGGTATTACAGATGTTAATTTAGACATGACAGGTCAATATTCTTCTGTTTTCAAAAACCCTTATGAAAAATTCGCAATTAATTGTACTAACAGATATGGACAACAATATACTTTTGAAACTTCTTTCTCTCAAAATGACCCAAGTTATATTACAAAAGTATTTGGTTTAACTAACTTCCAAAAACCAAGATTAGAAGTTCCTTTATTCTGTGAAGAAAGATTCCAATCTTTCCTTAATTACGGATGGAAAAAAGGATACATCAGAGGATTAAATCCAAATTTAGTTAGATTAGATTCTGCTCAAAGTGGTGACATTCATTCGATAGGTTGGTACTTAGATAGATACCAAACACCAAGTTCACCATGGGTTGTTTCAGAACTTAGAGGTAACAAAGTATTTGACTTATTTAAATTTTACACAATATCAGATGGAGATGGTGCAAATACTTTATTGAAGATCTCAATTGCTGACATATCATTCGCTAATAATAACTTTACGGTGTTGGTAAGAGATTACTTTGATACCGATTCTAATCCTGTTGTATTAGAGAAGTTTACAAATTGTTCAATGGATCCAGGTCAAAACAACTTTATCGGTGTTAAGATTGGTACATTAGATGGAGAGTACGCTTTAAATTCTAAATACATAATGGTAGAAATCAGTGAAGATGCTCCAATCGACGCACTTCCTTGTGGATTTAACGGTTATAACTTTAGATTATATCAAGGAGCACAATCACCATTCCCAATAATCAAGGCTAAATATGATTATCCAGGTGAAGTTATTTGGAATCCGCCATTTGGTTTAGGTACAGGAGTTGATGATATAATTGTAAGTTCAGGTGATAATATCAGAAGAACTTATTTAGGTATTGGTAACTTCTACGGATGGGATCCAAGTTACTTCGAATATGTAGGAAAAAGAAATCCAAATAACACTTGTGATATTGACGGTATTGATTGGAACTACAGATCTTCAGGTTTCCACATGGATAAAAATGCTTCAGGTATTACTATAGGTGCTGGATTCTCAACAAGTGGTAACCCAAGATTTATTTGTGGTAGCTCAACATTTGAACAAGAACCTCAATTACCAACTAATGATTACTACAGACTTTTCTCTCGTAAATATTCATTCTTAGTACAAGGAGGATTTGATGGTTGGGATATCTATAGAGAATATAGAACCAATTCAGATAGATTCGAATTAGGTAGAACTGGTTATTTGTATGGTGCATGTCCTGACAATAGATACCCTAACGCCACAGGATGGGGAGCATTTAAACAAATTGCAATTGGGGATGGAACTCAAGATTATGCAACTACTGACTTCTACGCTTATTTACTTGGTCAACAAACATTTGCTAATCCTGAATCTGTAAATATCAATGTGTTTGTAACTCCAGGTATTGATTTCTTGAACAACAACAATTTAGTTGAGAGAGCGATTAATATGATTGAATTTAATAGAGCGGACTCATTGTATGTAACTACTTGTCCTGATTATAACTTGTTCTTACCAACAACAACAGGTGTTGACGGGTTAATTTATCCACAAGAAGCGGTAAACATACTTGAGGACACAGGTATAGATTCAAACTACACAGCGACTTATTATCCTTGGGTACTTACAAGAGATACGGTAAACAACACACAAATTTATATCCCACCAACTGCGGAAGTAACAAGAAACTTGGCTTTGACTGATAATATAGCATTCCCTTGGTTCGCAGCGGCAGGTTATACTCGTGGTATTGTTAACTGTATCAAAGCACGTAAGAAATTAACACAAGAAGATAGAGACGTACTTTATACAGGTAGAATCAACCCAATCGCAACATTCTCAGATGTAGGATGTGTAATTTGGGGTAACAAAACTCTTCAAATCAGAGAATCTGCATTAGACAGAATCAACGTAAGAAGATTGTTACTACAAGCACGTAAGTTGATTTCGGCGGTTTCTGTAAGATTGTTGTTTGAACAAAACGACGCACAAGTTAGACAAGACTTCTTAAATGCTGTTAATCCAATCTTGGATTCAATCAGAAGAGACAGAGGTTTATATGACTTTAGAGTTACAGTTTCAAGTGATCCTTCAGATATCGATAGAAACCAAATGACAGGTAAAATCTATATCAAACCTACGAGATCATTAGAATTTATAGATATTACATTCTACATAACTCCAACAGGAGCGTCGTTTGAAAATATCTAAATGATTGAATAAAAAGTTAAAGGGGAGCGAAAGTTCCCCTTTTTCATTTAAATGATATTTATTATTATGGATTATAAAAATTTTGTAAAAAAAGTTATTTCTGAAATTATTCAGGATCAACTAAAACCTACAATGAAGTACTATGCGTTTGATTGGGATGATAATCTTATGTATATGCCAACAAAAATTTATTTAAAAGACGAAGACGGAAATAGTGTTGGGATGTCAACAGAAGATTTTGCTGAATATCGTTCTGAAATTGGTAAAGAACCTTTTGAATATGAAGGAAGTACTATTGTTGGTTATGATGAAGATGCATTTAGAGACTTCAAAGTCACAGGTGATAAAAAATTCTTAGTAGACTCTATGAAAGCCCCTATTGGTCCTGCATGGAGCGACTTTGTTGAGGCGGTTAATAACGGATCAATTTTTGCAATAATAACAGCAAGAGGACATACACCAAGTGTGTTAAAAAATGCGGTGTACAATCTTATAAAGAAAAATATGCACGGACTTAACGAAAAAGAGATTGTAAAAAATTTAAGAAAATATAGAGAAATTGCGGATGAAGAAGATATGACGGACGATGAACTTTTAAGGACTTATTTAGAGATGTGTAAGTATCACCCTGTTAGTTTCGGAGAAGGATCTGCCGCTAATCCTGAAGAATTAAAAGTTAGTGCAATGAGACAATTTATGGAATACGTTAAAACACTTTCACAAAGACTTCAGGAAAAGGCATATATGAAAAACAAAATTAGTAATTATTTTACACCTTATATTGGTTTTTCAGATGATGATTTAAAGAATGTAGAAGCAATGAAAAAACATTTTGATGATGAATCTGGTTTAGATATTTATCATACAGGAGGAGGAAAGAAAACTAAATTTTAATTAAAACTAGGCCTAGAAAAGATATAACTCGAAAAATTATTGAAGTAAATAGAAAAATTTTTATTTCATAGTATTTATAATAAAAATAAAAACAAAAATTAAAAATTAAGATATGGCTGATTTGTTAATGAAAATGCCGATCCCTTACGAACCGAAAAGGGAGAACCGATGGATCTTGAGATTCCCATCATCACTTGGTATTAATGAGTGGTACGTTGAGACTACTTCGAGACCAAAACTTACAATCGGGTCAACCGAGATTCAGTTCTTGAATACTTCAACATATGTTGCTGGTAGATTTACGTGGGGAGAACTTCCTGTAACTTTCCGTGACCCAATCGGTCCTTCTGCATCACAAGCAGTTATGGAATGGATTCGTTTATGTGCGGAGTCAGTAACAGGACGTATGGGTTATGCTGCGGGTTACAAAAAGAATGTTGACCTTGAAATGTTGGACCCAACAGGTGTTGTTGTTGAAAAATGGATTTTAGAAGGAACATTCCTTACAGGATATGATGGTGGATCTTTAACATATTCATCGGATGGTATTGCAAAAATTAGTTGTAATATGAGAATGGACCGTTGTATTTTAGTCTACTAAAAAAATAATATTCAATAAGTAAACCGTACCCTTTACTGTGTACGGTTTTTTTTTACCTTTTTAATAAAAAAGAAAAATGGAAAACATAGACGAATATCAATATGCACAACAAGATTTTAATCTACCACATGATGTAGTACAATTACCATCAGGTGGAATTTTTTATAAATCAAAAAAGAAATCTATAAAAGTTGGTTATCTTACAGCCGCAGACGAAAACATAATTTCAAATGTGGATTCTAGAAAATCTATCAAAGAATCGATAATTCTACCGTTATTAAGAAATAGAGTTTACGAAAAAGACTTAAGACCTGAAGAACTTTTAAGTTGTGATATTGAGGCTATTTTGATTTTTTTAAGAAATACATCTTTTGGTCCTGAATATAATGTTTCGTTAGAAGATCCGATAACAGGTAAAAAGTTTTCACACACATTTAATTTAGATGAATTAAACATTAAGAAAACAAAAAATAAACCTGATGAGGAAGGTTTATTCACAATAGAACTCCCAATTACAAAGTCATTGGTAAAAGTTAAACCACTAACATTAATGGATAATATAGAATTAGACCGAATTCTAGAAATGTATCCTTCAGATAGAACGGCACCAACCGTTACGTTAAAATTGAATAAACAAATTGTTGAACTTAATGGTAAAAGAGATTTGTCGGAAATCTCTGTTTTTTCAGAAAATATGCCAATTGCGGATTCAAAATACATCAGAAAGTTTTTAATGGAAAATGAACCAGGTTTGGAATTAACAAAAACAACAATAGCCCCGTCAGGAGAAAAGGTGAGTTTCGGTATCGCCTTTGGGGTGGAATTTTTTCGGCCTTTCTTCGGAGTATAAAACACTCCTACTTGATGAATTTTTTATAATGGCCAAACATATGAATATCCAATATAGGGATTTTTGGTCAATGCCTACCTTTGAAAGAAAATACTTAATTCAAAAACTAATTGATTTCTTCAAAAAAACATAAAAAAAAATATTTATAAAATAAAAAAATATGTTTTTTGATGACAAAAGTGAAAATGAAGCTTTAAAAAAAGAACTTGAGAGATTAAGAGAGTATGG